GATAACTTTTTGATAACATTAAACATGGATATAAGTGATGGTTTTGAATTCATTACTAAATCGGATAGGAAACTTTTCTTATTCTTATATGATAGTAATAGTTTGTTAACCACAAATCCCATCATTTTATGGTTCTTTTCAACTGGTATATTCTTATTAATACTAAAGGTAGCATTGATAATATCATCTGGTGTGAGTCCCTGGCTAGCAAAATCAGCACTATCAACTGTATTTATTATCTTTAAGTCACTTTGTGGAAACAAATCTCTTGGTGATATGGTACCTGAAATGATACCAGCACCACTTGGAGCATGTACAAAAGATGTTGATGTACCCTTTTCAACACCAACTTGGCCCTCATGGTGGTCTTGGTGAATTTGAAACATTGGTTTACCATGGGCAAAATCAACAAGAACTTTCATTACTCCTTTTTGTCCCTTTGGTACAGCATACTCTGTTCCACCATATTGTATTGGATATGCGGCTATAACTTTAAATCCAGAATTTTGTAGGTAGTTCTTCATTCCAATTGCAGAAGTTACACCGTCAAGTCAAAGGTCCATATGAAAATAGATTTCCGCTTTATCAAATCGATCTTTCAATCTATTGATATTACGAATACCACTTTCACATAGACACTGGATTCCCCCTATTTTTTCTAGAATATTCATTTAATAATTGCTCCATTGTTATTGAACATTTATCTTGTTTTGAACAGTTTTCAACAGCACCTATTACTTCAAGATTTATTGGATCAGCTATAATTATAGGTAAAATATTATTTTTAAAACCTTCAATTATACTAAATTTATGATCCAGGTGATTATCTCTACTTCTTTTACTTTCAGAAGTATTTATTATATGTTTATAAGTCTTATAATTCTTTTCTGTTAAATAACAAACTAATTTCTTATACAATTTAAAATCATTATAATTTTTGTTTGATTCATTGAATAATTTATCAAAGTAACATTTAGAACATCTTGAACCTCTTTTCCATGCATTCCATTTAATGTTAAATTTATGATTATTCTGGCATAATAATGTCATTATGGAATTTTGATTATTTCCTTTTAGTGATAATAATTTAAATTTCTCTATACTTACAATATTACTACAGTTTTCAAAATTTATAATTATTTGTCCCTTTTTAAGTTTAACACTATCAAGATACGATGGATTATCAACACCATATTTCAATTTAATTGTGTTTTGTGATTTTTTAAAATTTTCTTTCAGTATTAACTTAACATCAGTAGTATGTGTTTTACCATACATAGGATTAAACTTACCTTTATTTTTACATTTTGGTGAGCAAAACTTACTTAATCCTTCTCTTGATAAGAAATTTTCACCACAACATAAACATTTATCTACTTCAATATAGCCACCACCAGAATTATTATACCACATTTTGGTTTTTCTACTATATCTCATTAAGTTAAGTGTATCCCAACAAATTATCAATATAATCTCCTATCCACAATTTATACTCTGATATACTATATTTATACTTACAAACTGATTTTTATATCCAAAATAAAAAAGGTATCCACAAATAAATGCAGATACCTTTGATTTATAACTTATATTATATTAGAATTTATGGAAGGTCTGTAGCTGTAATTCTAATGTAATAGTTCTTTGATCCAAACAAATGATCAAGAATAGCATATCTTGACATTAAACCAACAGCAGGTTGGAACGAATCTTCATAAACAACCTTTGCTTGCATAAGTTGGATGTAAGGTAGATATATAATACCTGTATCATAGGCAGAGGGTCCTTTGTAACCAATGATAAGATCATCTGTGGTTGCAAAAGTATCTCTGTAGATTGACATTCTACCATCAAGAGAACCAATTCTTGAGACACCAGTAACAGCGGTATTGATATCATGATCAACAGGGGAAATGGTGAATGAATTAGTTGTTTCAAGAGCGGCACAAAGAGTTGGTGACGCAACAATAAAGTTACCAGCACCTCTTCTTGTATCAATAGCAATCTGATTGGCTTTTCTTATGATAAGGTTGAAAAGATTTCTGTATTTTTCAGCTTCCCATCTACCATCAGCAGCGGTATAAGACCAGGATGTTGATCTAGCATTAGTTGCGGCAACTGCTCTGATTCTACCGATAAGTTCTCTATCAATTTCAGCGGTGATTTCATAAGCAAGAACGTCCATCATTTCTTCTTCAAGATCAAGACCATGCATTGCTTTGATATCTTGGGCAACTTCAATTGACCATCTGCTTCTAAGTTTTCTGGATTTTGCTTCAACTTGTGCTTTTTCAATGGTCATACTTAATTCTTTGATACCTTTACCAACACCAATACCAAGACCACCACCAATACCAGGATGTCCATCAACATCAGGAACAACCTTTGAGCCAAGTGCCTCAGCAGCGGATGTTGCATATGAACCTGTGTAAGAAGGATCAATAGTATTGTAACCAACTTCTGTTCCAACTGATCCAGCATATTCTTGGTCAGCTTTAAATCTTAAAGCAAAAGCAAGACCAACAGGTCCAGTTAATGGTTGAACACCAACAATATCATGAGCTATAAGTTCAGGGAAAGTTCTTCTTACCATTGGGATGGCAATCTTGTGGAACTCACCATTACCAGCATAACCAGCACCATTAGGATCAAGGGAACCTGATTGGTAAGAACCAGTTTCATCTAATCTACCAAGACCAAGGTAGTTAAGTTGATTTTCCAACATAACGGCTGTAGCTTTTTTAACTCTTTCATTTTTAATTTTTTGTCCAGCTTCAAGAATATCATTCCAAGATGCTAGAAGTTTTTTCATATCTTTCATTATAAGTTTTCCTCCTTATTTTTATAAAATTCTAATTAGAATCTTCCTTCATTAATCATTTTTAACCAAGCTGCTTTAGGGTCATTTTTATTTTCGTCTGTTTTTTTATTTTCATTAGCATCATCAGACTTTTTATCTTCTTCCCATTTGTAACCACATTCTGGACATTCCATTAAAGTTTCTTTAACATCAATTCCACAATCTGGACATTCTTTAGTTTCAAACTTATCTGTTTCTTCATTGAGTTTAATTACAACATCAAATTTCTTATCAACATCTTCTTTTGATGCTCCTTCAAGAACAGACATTACTTTTTTCTTTTGTGATGGTGTTAAGCCTTCACATTTAGTTAAAAGGTAGTTTTCATTTGTAACCTTTGCATTTTCAACTTCAAGGGTAAGTTTAGTTGATGTTAATTCATCTTTTTCAGATTGTAATTTAACTATTTCATCTTTAGCTTCTTTGAGAATTGACTTAACTTCTTCATCAAGAACACCAGCATCAATAGCAAGTTTTGTTTTAAAACTTTCAATTAAAGGTTTATATTCTTCACCAAGTTTAGCAAACTCAAGGACATTCTCTGGAAGAACTAATTCTTCCTCAAGGATATCATCAATGAAATTTGAGAATTTTGATGTGATATCTTCTTTGTAAGTATCAAATTTAACTTCCATTTCTTCAACTAATTTAACTTTTTCTTCTTCAATTTTGCCTTCAAGAAGCTCATTGGCTTTTGTTTCGATGATAGCTTCAAGCAATGCTTTTAGCTCATTGATTTTAGCTTCATCTAATTTGTCAATACCTAACATTTCCAAAATTTTATCCATTATAAAGTTCCTCCTTTATATTTCTTTTTCTATATTCTTCAATACTTGCCATATATGTTTGAAAGCTTTTTCCTTTGCTTCCTTCATAGTTATCTTAGAAGGAGTGACAGGGCCAAATTCAATGCCTTCATAGATTCCATTAACATATCTAGAGCCAGGATTACTGGCATCTGAAACTATATCCCAACAAATGAGGTTATAATCTTCGTTAACTTTACCATCCTCATTAACTGTACCCAAACCTCTACTTGATATACCAACTTTTCCACCATCTTCAATTATACCATTAAGTATTCCACCACAATATGTTCTTTTAAGAACTTTTGCTTTTCCAATGATATCATTACCTTTCCAGGAAAGATCCTCAATCATAATAGCAACTTTCTCAAGATCAATTTCTGGTTTTTCTGGATGATTAAGTTGTCCATAGAGAGATTTACTACTAACTTGCTCCATTACCTTGTCAATTTCTCTTTTAAGAATGTGTTTTTCATAAACTCTACCATTCTTATTTCTTATTTCAGCGGATGAAAATATACCAGTAATATAGAGAGATTTATCTATACTTTCTGTTACTATACTTTCACTTATTTCAGTTATGAGCTTCATTGAAATTTACTCCTCATCCTTTTCTATATCCAGTGGATTATTTTTAAGACCAAGTTTGTCTTTTAAAAAATCATTAACTGTTATTTTAACTTCTTTTCTAATCACATTTGAAGCATCTGAGAACTTATCATTCTCAAAATCATCTATTGCTTTTCTGACTTTTGCTTTATCAACCATCTGAGTTATCTCCTTTACAAGTTTAATAATGTTTTCTTTTTACAATTATATTTATCATACTGATATTTTTACATAAAAAAACCTCAATGACCATTTATTAAAATAGAAATCATTGAGGTTATTAACTATATTTTATAGTGTATTAATTTATCTAGAACCCACTATTATCTTCTTCTTTTGGTAAATATTTCTTATCTTCATTCCATCCAATTAATATACTCTTGAAATCCTCTTCATCATAATCCAAATACTTTCTCATTAAATAAGTCTTTGGAAATTCAGGATTATTAGCCATTGCTTGATAATTTTCAAACTTTCTTACTAAAATAGACTGATTTATTCTATCAATATAATCATTTGGAGAATTCATTGTTATTCTTAACTTAGTTACATCCAATTCATACTGTTTAACAAATCCTATAAATGTTAAATGTAACATAAACATATCAAGCAACTTTTCACATACCCTCTTTTGATATGATTCAAGGAACTTAGCCCATCTAATTTCATCTCTCTCTATCTCATTGTTATTATTACCAAATACAATTTCACCATTTCTTTTGTCTTGCATTGACTCAACTCTAGACATGGGATATTTTAATGAACGATATAATTTCTTCTGAAAATAATGTATATCATCTAACTCAGTGAAGCCGCTTGGATTACCACCAACAGATTCAATAGATGAACCCCTACCATCTGAACTTTGGGCCAAAAAGTAATTTTCAAGCATACTAGTTACATCAGTAGAATTAGCTAAACTACCTGTATTTGGATCATATATCTGTTTTTTAGTGAACTTGTTCTTTATTTTCTCAACATACTTCATTGATTTATCTTTAGGCATGTTACCAGTATCAATCTTAAATACAAGTCTCTCAGGTGATCTAATTAATCTATATATAACAACGGAAGTTTCCAATAATCTCAACTGATTAAATGGTTGTCTACATTTATGAAGATAACCAAGAACATCCTTTTTATTGAGACCATAAATACCAGAATCAATAAATGTTATTTGTGCTGGAAAAAATCCAATAACATTGTCCTTAATGTCAGCTTCTTCTAATGATCCTGGTTTTTTAGCATTATCAGAAAGCATCTGATAGAAGGCTGATACTCTACCGGATTTATAATCAATATCATAATCCATTGTTTCAGCGGGGAGTTTCTTAGCATTAAGTATACCTATTGAGGACTTTTTATCATTTATAACATTCTCAAGGAAGAGTTTACCATCAACAAATAAGGTTATAAACCAGTCATTGATAACCTTTTTAATCTTAATTCTCTCATAAAAAAGTTTATCAAACTCATCTTGAATGTTTTTTCTAATGTTCTCATTTTTCTCTAGTGCCTCATCAACAAATTCAAGTGTTACAACTTCACCATCTATATTTTCCTGAGTGGATTCCATGGCAGCATTTTCAACAACATCACCAATCTCAGGCATTTCATACATTTTTCTATATTCATATATCTTGGCTTTACTATTTCTTAACTCTTTGTTAATTTGAGTTTCATAAAATAAGTTAAATGATCCAACACCTGTGGTTCCAAATCCTGTGATAGCGTTTACATCTTCAATACCTTCACCATAGGTTTTTTGGGATTTACCACGATCTTTAAATTGCTTTAATGATTCATTTATTACTTCATTTTCTTCATTTGAGTAAAAAATCTTATTGAATATATTACCGAATATTGACATTAAATTCTCCAGTTATTTAAAAAAGGGTGAGGAATTGATTTTCTTCACCCTTTCTTTATTTATTCTTCTACCCAAACCCTAATTATTGTATCTTTAACGGATTCACCATTTTCTATAAGAATGGCAGCACCAAGTTGTCTTGTATCAACAGGAAGCATAAATTCACCACTTACCTGTTTAAATTCTCTATTATAAATTAACCTATATATAACAGAATCAATATTATAT